TTTCAGCATTTTTGTACGCATACCTCAACGCGCTGTTTGCTTCACGCTCAAACGGACGATTCTCATACCAGTTACCTGTGTCGCGATCAAACTCACGGCAGAGTTGTGATATCTCGCTTACAGTGATCGGGTATCCTTTTGATATTGCCTTTAGAGCAATCGCAACCATTATACGATACATAGTATGGTACCAACCTGCGCTGGATATGGTGCGATATTCGGCGGCAAGTTTACGGGGAAAGAAGGGGCAGTCGCGATAACTGCTCCATCGATAATCTACATTCTCCAACCGCCCCATACGATATTCGATTACCTTCTTCTGTAATTCGTCAGGAAGGGAGTCAATAAAATTCTTACCCTTATCATCAACGAACTCATACTTCGCTTTTAATTCATCGACATCGACTGGAGCGCCACTGTTACATTGTATAAAATTAAAAGCACCAACGTATTCCGCAGGGACGTAATACATGCGACTGCTGTCTTTAGTTTGCGGATCTCCCAGATCTCCAAGGGACTTATTGAGGGCGAACCAAAAGTGTCTAACTTCTTCTTTTTCGACAGATCTGTTAAGGTCAAATACAATACGGAACTTTGGTTTGCCACGTTTGCTAGAGGCAGTAGAGTAAATAACAAAATTATAATGCTCAATTTTTCTAACCACATCTTCTAAAGTTCCCTCATAATCGTCAACGTCAACCGCTGCCCACTTGCCCCAGTGTATGACATTTTTATTTGCTCTTGTAGTCCCCTGCTCATACACGGCAGGAGATATCAACTCCGCATCTTTTTTACCCGCGCGGGGTATTTTGGACAGATTCATCAGTAACTGAGTGAAACTTGCCCAATCGGTAAACTCCATTTTACGATGCGTCTTGTTGTCGAACTGATTTTTGAATATAGTCAAAGAATACATGCCAATATGATACTATATGTAAAATGGAATGTAAATACTAACAGAAGAAATCTTCAAGAGTCGCTTCTTCGGATTCCTCTTCGCGCCAACCGATTGCCTCTAGGACGGGACGGACTACTGCTAGGAATGCTTTATCGAACTGCGTATCATAATCGACATACTTGTGTAGATTAAACTCCTCGGGCAAGTAGTCGGGGAATGCGATTATGTTTTCCTTGATAGGATTAGGTTTCTTAAGATAGACGAACTTGATTTTTTCACCATCCTTGACCTCAGTGTATTTTTTCTGAAGTCCTTTATCTTTCAGATAGTAATTATATAGCAGACACCCGCGCACGTGTATCGGGCAACCCTTCTTATAGATTTTATCGCGATCCTTCCACTGCCTTACCTTGGACGCGCCACGCGGAAAGGCAATCTCATGCGGCGGCAGTGAGTTGAAATGATCGCGGAATATCTGTATCGCATTCTGCGTATCCTTTTCAGTGCCAGAGATCAACACCTTAAACAGTTCCTTCAATGCGTCACGGCAGGAACCAGGAGTAGAAGACTTGACTGCCTCGATGCCCATGATCTTCAGTTTAGGTTTGGCATACTGTACACCCTCGCTGTTATGCACGTTGAGGATATATCGTTTCTTCGCTGTCCAGATACCTGCATCGGCAATCACCTCGCGACCCATTACCATTTTATTCTCGTAGGCACTCATATATGCCGCAAGGTCGCCATACGAACTCTGTAACATCGGTTCAAACTGATCGGCGCATACTTTATCTAGCAGCTGCACAACCTCTAGCGTTGACTTGTTATGCCCCTGTAGCATACGTACCATCGGGGCAAAGTCAATATACAGCGAGTCGGTATCAATCGCGATTACATAATCTTTCTCGTCCTTGAGTATTTTACTCATGAACTCATTGACTGCTTTCTCTGCCCAGAGAATAGATAACTGCCCCGATAGAGTAATTGCCTCAGCGATACGATTATCATAGTATCGAAAAAAGCGATTGCCCAAAGCACCATAAAGGGAGTTCATCATAATTTTAATTGCCATCTGCTGACTATCCAACGTGGCGATGAGTTTCTCAGACTGGTATGTCTTACCCTCCTCCTCAACATTCTGCTGCTCGAGGAGCATCTCCTTCTTGATTGCTTTCCGCTCAGCGTACAGGTCATCAATCACCGTAGGAATCACGCCACGTATATCCTTACGAAACTGAATACCGTTGGCGGCAACCGCATACTTGGATTCGCTGATACTATCCATGCTTTTAGATAGGCAACGCTGTACCGTCACCCCATCAATACGTTCGCCGACTACAGTTTCGGGGGACATATTATACTGCATGATCAGGTGAGGATACAGAGAGTTTAAGTCGAAGGAGACTACCCAACTATGCCTTCCTATCTTGGGCGGTTTTACAAACCCACCAGGAATATCATCCTTCCCCTCCTTTACTCTCTTGGGCGGGACGGCGATATGCTTCTTACATAATTCGCGATAGATGTAATTATCCCAGAGCGTGGTAGTCCCGAAAGCATCGGTATAGTTTGACCCTGCCTTATACGCAATGGTCATCGCTAGATTAATCAGGTCTACTTTATCGTCGAGGCGTTCGACAAGTTGCACGTCCTTGATATTATAGTCGATGAATTTTTGGTGGTCGTGCTTATAGAGCGAGTGAAGGGAACCGAACTCCTCATAGGATAGTTTCTTCTCCCCGAGTACCACGTTCGCTATGTGATCCAGCTTATAGGACTCCTGTACGCCATAGGAGTACACGCCAAACTTTTGAAACAGATCCCAATAGTCAAGTTGCTGTATGCCGATTAGGTCATATGCTTGTTGCGTCTTACCGTTGAGACCAAAGGATCGGTCGCGTATCTGCTTCCAAGGCGATAGGCGTTTTACAGTAGAGTCATCAATGATCTTGGAGATACGGTTGACCAAGTAAGGGATATCAAACAGGCGCACGTTCCAACCTGTGACGATATCGGGGGACGTGTCCTTGCCCTCCCAGTACTCAACAAACTTTAGAAGTAGATCAGTCTCATCGTCGCAGTGAACATACCGCACGTTCTCCTCACCGACTATGCTTTTGCTTGAGTCATACTCCCCGAGACCCCAGACTATAAAGTCCTTGGTCTTACTGCTCTTGAAACAGATAGAGATGACCTCATGGTTCGCATCCTCAGGTTCAGGAAACCCATCGTCTGAGGCAACCTCGATATCGATCGTGACTACGTTTACCACGCTCTTATCGAATTTAATTTCAGCGGGATACAGTTTTTGAATGAACTGCGTAACATAATTGTGCATGCCGTAGATTTTTGCGTTCGGCACTTCTTTGTATTGGTTGTTATATTGGTACGCTTCCCCGATACTTTTAAATAGTATGGGTTCTAATGGTTCGCCTTCGAGAGTACGCCACTTGGTGTCATACTCTGCTTTGCGAAAAAGGGTAGGACCGAAGTTGATTTTCTTTTGAATGCGGTCACCGTTATGGTAACCGCGATATGCTATGGAATCACCTATCTTAGATACTGATGTGTAAAACTTCACTCTTTCTCCATTATTCAATCAAGTATGCATATTATATAACATTTAAAATGAAAAAGAAATGATTAATCGTCTTCAGAAAGCGTATTACCACAAAAAATATCATCTGTTAAAAAGGAATCGTCAGTCAGTAACATATTTGCTCCTTCATACCGTAGTTCGTAGGCAAGACCTCTGCCTGTTTTCACTCTATTCAACCACTCTACTGCATCATACCCTTCGATGCCGAGTGGCAATCCTTTGTATTTTGCATTTTTGTTTGCGAAAAATTTTAATCGTTTTTTTGCATAACTCATCACCGTGCCTTCTTCGCATTCATAACCATCATCACCTTTTCGACAATAACCTCTCTGGTCAGGTTTTGGATTAAAACTGTGGTGCAACCCAAAGTTATGCCCCAATTCGTGCGCCAGAGTTTTTGGACCACATGCTGAAATTGCCGGCAAAGTTGTATACAATTGGTCGTCGCCTATAGTGGCAACACCGCAATATTGATCACCAAAATACTGAGGTTTCAAACCTATAACAAGATCGGCGCCAGTCCTCACCGCAATACTTGATACTTTTGCTTTCAGTTGTTGAAATGCGCCATATGTTGAGTTGTCCATATCAACCATGTATTCAATCGACTCAATAATAAATCTAATTGGAACACCAGAATTACGAAACATTTGCTCTACTTCGCGCACTTCGTTGATTGCTCGTCGCCACGGTTCACTGTCTGCGTAATACTCCGGATGTAAAACAATAGCGAGGCTGATCGGCGTTTCTCCTGCCATACTATACGTGCCATCTTCATTTTCAATAATATCAGGAAGCAAAGCAGGTTCCTTCCAGTATTCTGATCCTTTCATAGTTCGCAGTGCATACCAGTGCCCCGCACCGCCGACTGGACCAGGATTAACTCTCAAATCAATCATGCCGGCTTCTTGAGAGTTGGGTGAAAAAGAAAAAAGCATCATAACAAAGAATAGTACACGTTTCATTTGCACATCCTTTTGTATGGGAAAGGGGGACGAATCCCCCTTTATTTAGGTTTTTTTCTTCTGTTCCTTATTTAATTCTTTCTTTTGTTCAACATAATACCAGTCTCCAGTAGCAGGATCCTGTTGATGTTTCTCTGCTAATTTAACCATAATAATTTCGATTCGTCTTGCTTTCGCAACGACTTCTTCGATATCAGTAGCACATGCAAACGAAGAAAGAAAACATAAGGCAATTAGTGCCAATGCTTTCATTTTAGTCCTCAGTTAAAAGTTGCTTCTTACCCTTAGTTTTGCCAATTGGGATAGCGCGAGGCAGCTTCTCTTTTGGGATCTCTACTTTCAGGTCTATGACCAGTAGTCCATCCACAAAATCCGCTCCGCTTACAACAACGTGTTCTGACAACCTAAATGTGCGCGTAAACTTCTTTGAAGAAATACCGCGATGTAGATACTCACGTTCTTCACTTGACTTGTCACCAGTTACAACCAAGATACCGTCCTTCACTTCAATAGTGAGGTCGTCTTTGCTATAACCTGCCAAGGCAAGTTCTACAGTGAAGTTGACATCATCGTGCTTGACTACGTTGTGTGGAGGATAGAGTTTGTTGTCTGCCATATCTGACAGTCTCTCAATCTCTGACCATACGTGATCGAAACCAATGAAGTGTGAACGTGGAAAAGAAAATGCTTTAGATACCATAACGGATCTCCTTATATTAAGCAAGATTGTTGTTATACTCTACCAGACCATTCTGCGTAGAGAGGTGGCGACCCGTATCCCACGGTATCGCCGGTATTATTTATACAAGTCCAATTCAAAATTAGAATTCGTATAAATAAATTCAGTATTACAATAATACTACAGTTGTATTACAGTTATATTACACGCCGTGAGGCGACAACCCGTTGTGAAACGGTAGGAGAAAAATCCATGAAAAACATAGCACTCATTCTGCTCATCATTCCATCCCTCTCATTCGCAGACGTAAAATCATCTGACTTGCTACCTGTAGTTCGTTACGACTCAGAAGTGTTTGTCCTTAAAGATAAAAAAGGAAACGAATACGTTGTCGAAACAGATTGCGATATTCACATTGATGAGATCAACGAATTCACCATTCGATCTAAAATGGTTGTCGAGGGGACTAAGATAAAATTTGGTAAAGGAAAATACTGTGCGGTGACTACTATCGTCACCACCTAGTCACTTCTTTCCTATATCATATTTCGCGCATAAAGTCCAAGCATCTTTGTCCCTGAAAGAGATAATCTTTATCTGTCTTAATGGGGCAAGGTTCTTACATGCTTCTGTATTCACCACCTCGACTAAACCCCAGTCGCTGAGCAGGGTCGCTATCGTATTCCTGCGCATAATGTCGGTTTCTTCTAGAGTTGACTTCTTACCATCGAGCAGGAAGAGCTCTTTGAAGTGTACGATAAAGTACCTTCCCTGCTTATGAAGTATGTGGCAAGATTGAAAGAGTTTCTGCTCACGCTTACTAGCAACACCGATACGTGTTAGTGTCTCGCGGACTTTCAGAAAATCATCAGGCTCATTCAGGGTCACTTCCAGCATTTTATCTGGGGACCAATCTACAATATTGTTGTCCATACAATTTAATCCATTCAAATATACAAAATTGTTATTATTCTACATTATGATATAATGCATGCTAAAGTATTTATATTTTTTTCTTTCCTCCTTTGAAGAGACTTTTCTTTAGCAGGATTAAATCCTCTGGACTAAACAGGTCTAGCACTTGCCTCGCTTTCTGCTCGCTGTAGTTGTACCGCTCCTTGCTCATATCAATCG